AAAATTCCTTGGCGTTTCTATTCAACTAAATTAAATAGGTGGGTGACAATGTATGGTATGCACCCGCAACCGTTCTGGTATCCATCAATTGAAATTGGTCGTGCGTTCTGGATATCTGAATTAAGTAGTCTTTAGGAAAGGAGATAATCAATGATAAAAACATCACTATTACCTTTACAAATAGCGTTATTTAAAAGGTTAAAAGAAACGGGATATAAGGTGTTTGATTATGTTGAACACAGTACTGAATATCCTTACATAGTTGTTGGTACTCCAGAAACTAAAGAATTTGTAACAAAAACTAATTTCGGTGAAGAAGTGATTTTCACAATTCACGCCTGGAGCAATTACAAAGGTAAAAAAGAATGTTATGAAATGTTAGATAGTGCGCTTAAGACTATATCAAAGAAACACTTAGAGTTAAATGAAGAATTTAAAGTCTTTAAAACTGAAATGCTAACACTTACTGTTATTGATGATATAGATGGTCGTACACAACATGGAATACTAAGACTTAAATTTTATATAAAGGAGAACTAAACTATGCCAAAAAGTGGTAAAGATACAGTATTAATTTTACAAGTGGAAGATAAAGCTAAAGGAGATAAAGGTTGCATCGTTGGAAGTTTAACAGAAACTAAACATGCGATTGAAAATGACTTAGCTGATGAACAAACTAAATTTGGGCGTGTGTTAGCTTATGGGCCAACATCAGAGTCACTAGAATTTACTTGTTATGGTGAAAGTGATGATGAAGGTCAAAAAGAAGTAATGCGCGCGATTAAAGATAAGAAAGAGATCAAAGCATGGCTTATCGATAAGACATTAAAAGCTAACGAAAAACACGATGCAGTATTTGCACGTTGCTTAATTGAGTCAGTTGAGAAAGAAGAACCAGCTGATGGGTTTGTTGAGTTAAACGGAACTTTACAGGTAATTGGTGAGTCTAAACTTGGTGAGTTAGATAAATTACCAGATGAGTTCTTAAACGCTGGAAGTTATGACTTTGAAAAACCAGGGGAAACTACTGGTAATGTACGTACAAAAAAGTAACGGCGCCAGCTAGTGAAGTGGCAACTGAACGTGGTGGCCAACCAGCAAGAGTAGAAAGCATATAATAAAGGGTGAATAATCACCCTTTTTAATTTTATTAAAAAACAAGGAGAATACAACAATGGCAGCATTTTTAACTATTAAAGGAAACGAATACGAAGCAAAAGGAACGTTTGCATTTGCTAAACGTGCTAAGCAAGAATATCAAAATGGAAACGAACAAACAGATGCTTTTTCAGATATTTTTATGGGAATTATCCAAAACGATGAAGAAGCACTTGTAAAATTCTGGGATTGCGGTACAGCTTATATACCTAATCGAAAATTTAAACGTGAAGACATTGAACAAGCTTTACAAGAAAGAATTGATGAAGAAGGAGATACTTTACAATTATTTAAAGAAGCAATGAGTGTGTTGGATGATAGTGCTTTTTTCAGAAGAAAAGCAGCGAAGTTGAAAGATGGCTTAACGATCTTAAATACTCAAGGGAAGACGGAAACGGAGAAGGAAGACAACAAGAGAGCTTATCAAATGATCAAGGAGTCACTGAAAGATCTGGGAGTAACGGTATAAATTTTGATGACTTTGAGCAAAGTGTATCAAGGTATTTAAAAGTTTATGATGTGCAGTTGATGTATTCATGGACTAATAGGGAATATCAGAACTTTTTAAAAGGTGCATTCCTGGATGAAGTAGACGAACTAGAACGCTTTTCAATCGCTGCTATATTTAACGCGCGTGCTAACAACGAAAAACGAATTACATCTAAAAAGCTATTTAATGGAGATAAGGCCCGCAAGAAAGTTCTGAAGAATAATGAAGAAAAAGGCCAAGTGTATTCTAAGGAGCAAACTGAAGCCCTTAGAAATTGGTTTAACGATTACCAAGAAAAATAGAATTTAGAAGGAGGGTGCGCGCTATGCAGGAACGTTTTAATGCTAAGATAAGTGCTGATATATCAAGTTTCTTACGTAAGATGTCACAAGTTGACAAGAAGATTAAAGAAACAGCTTTTGAGTGTACAAAACCAATTGATGCTGATATTAAACGAGCAATGACAAAAATGGAACGAGTAGACCAAAAGGCAAAAGAATTAGCAAAAGAAAGCAAAAAGGACGTTGATGCTAACGTGACTAAGGCCATTGCTAAATTGAACCAAGTTAACGAGAAAGCGCGTGAAGTATCTAGGGAAGAAAGTAAACCTATAGATGCTGATATAACACGCGCTAAACGTAAACTTGATGAAATTAAGATTATTGCAACACAATGGAGCAAGGATCATATTAAAAAGCCAGTCACATTAGACATTAGCGAATACCGCAGGAAAATGGCTGAATTAAAAGCCAGTGAAAGTGGTTTACGTAAAAAAATAGAAGTTTCTGTTCACGCTGATACAAAAGGCTTTACAGCTAAGTTAAATGCATTGTTAGCGAAGAAAAGAGACTACCACATTAATGTTAAGGCCAGAACGGCTTTATTCAGAAAAGAAATAGCTAACTTAAAAGCTAGAGAAATTGGAAAAGAAATATTCTTGCAAATTAGGGCAAGAAACGAGCGTTTTTATAGGGACTTAGACAACATTGCAGAGTCAATCAGATCTTGGGGTGTTGTACTAGGTAATATTTTAAAAGGTACATTCATAGCTGTAATACCATCAATCGCGGCTTTTGGTGCTGCTGCTACTGGAGCATTAGCAACCGTTGGAGCGATGGCTGGAGTGCTTACTGGTGGCTTACTAGGGCTTACTAGTGCCTTTGGTGTTGCGGGTGCTGCTATTGGAGCATTTGCAGTTACAGCAGTTGGCCACATGAAAAAGTTCAAGGACTTTATGAAAGGTGAAGGCCCAGGGACTAAAGAAATGGAAGCTTTAAGGGACTCTGTTAACGGGCTTAAGGAAGATCATAAGAAGTTATCAGACCAATTAGAGTCGAATAACTTTGAAACGTTCAATAATGGAGTTCAAGCAGCTAGGAAAGTACTGAATAAGCTTAACGGCTTAATGGTGGAGTCTTCTGGAGTAATGAAGAATTTATCTAAGTCGCTGAATGAATCAATGGATAGCGCGCCAATGGAGCGTTTCTTTAATTACTTAAATAGTAACGGTGCAAGTACACTGGATAAAGTTGCGCGTGGTGTTGGTTTCTTTGGTCGTTCATTAGCTAGTTTAATGGTTGCGTTTGGGCCATTAGCTGCTAGTATGTCACAAGGGTTCTTAGACATGAGTAAGCGAGTTGATGAATGGAGTGCTAAGCTGGCTGATAGTCAAGGGATGAAACAATTTACGAATTACGTGAATGAGAACATGCCAAAAATTAGGGGTGCATTCCGTGATTTAGCAGTTGGGTTAGTTCAAATGTTCGCAGCGTTTGGGCCAATGGCAGCAACAGCAATGAGTTGGTTCGAGAGACTTATGGGGCGTTTCAGAGAATGGAGCAGCCAACTAAGTCAGAACCAAGCATTTAAGAACTTTGTTAAATATATTGAAGAAGCAGCGCCAAAAGTTGGCCAGTTGATTGGGAACTTAGCAAAAACATTCTCACTACTGGCACAAGGGATGGCACCATTAGCGATGTCAATTCTGAATGTTGCTAATGCATTCTTACAATGGTTTAATGCTTTGATGCAAACAAACCCAGGAGTAGCACAATTAATAGCTAAGATGATTACATTAGCTGGGGTGGCCTTAGCAGTCGTGCCAGCGTTGACATTAATTCATAGCTGGTTAAAACCAATTGAAGAAGGTGGACTTGGAGTAAAAGCAGCCTTAACAGCTGTTTCTGAAGTGTTTGGCCGTGTTGGTGTATCAATGTTAGGGGTTGTTGCAACAATAGGTGTTGTTGTCGCAGCGTTCGTGCATTTATATAATACCAACCAGACAACACATGACTTAATGAACTCAATCTGGACTAACATTAAACAATTATTTGTTACGTTTGCACAGATAGCAATGCAAGCTATCAACATGGTTGTATCTGTACTAGGATCTCTAGTAAGTGCAGCCGCGCCCGTGATAAACGTGGTACTAAGCATTGTAAATGCATTTTTATCATGGCTTAACCAGACTTTACAAAATAACCAATGGTTGAGAACTTTAATAGCAACAGTGTTAGCAGCAGCGGGAGCATTTAGACTTATCGTAACGGTTGTTACAACTGTTAAAGCAGCTATGACAGTGTTGTCAGCTGCTGTAAATGGTAGTAAGGTAGCGTTAGCAGCCTGGGGTGCTGTTAGTAGCGTAGTAAGCGCAGCTGGTACTGTTATTACTACTGTTTTAGCTGCTGTAAGGGTTGCATTCATGAGTTTACTGGGGCCTTGGGGAATTGTTGCAGCTGTAATAATTGGTGGACTAGTAACACTTTATAATAAATGTGAATGGTTTAGAAATGCTGTTGATGCTGTATTTAAGGCCATTGGTGATGTATTCAAGTGGATTGGTGACAAAATAGGAAAAGCCCTTGAATATGTTGGGCTTAAGTCGAAAGAGTCAAGCCAACAAGTCAGTGAAAGCATGGATCAAATGAAACAGAAAGCCCAGGAAAGTGGAGAAGGAACCGCGGCAGCTGCTGAAGGTGCAGCAAGTAGAATAGCGCAGTCAAGCGCTAGTGCATCAGCTTCACTTGATGGAATGGGTGCATCATTTGCGAATTTAGATGCTAGTGCTATTGCACATTTTACAAGTATCTCTAATTCAATGATGTCACTAACTGGGATAGGTTCAATGGGTGCATTGACTAATATCACTGGAATGGTGATGAACTCTGATATGCAGTTTATGCAAATGTCAAACAGTGCGAACATGAATATGGCAGCGGTGAACACGGCAGCTACAACGAATACAGCGATGGCAGCCGAAAACGTGAACGCTAACTTAAGCAGTATGACTCTTAACTCAAATGCCCAATTAGATGCACTTTCAGCAAATGCAAACGCCCAATTCACAGCTATTAACAGTGCAGCGAGTATGCAAACTGGACTAATGCCTGGAGTGGTTGGCGCTAACATGTCACAAGTAGATATGGCAGCACAAACAAGCTTAAATAACGTAAGCATGACTAACCAAGCAACTTGGGAAAATGTTGCTAATACAGCAAATACAGCAACAACCAACCTTGCCACTGGGGTTGTTACGAATTTCCAGAACATGCAGTCACAAGTTCAAAGTGCTATGCAAGGTGTAACTAGCGCAGTAGAACAAGGTTGCAGTCAAGTTCAATCATCAACAAGTTCAACATTTAGTTCTGTTGCTAGTAACATTAGTTCAACAATGGCAAGTATCAGTTCGAACATTAGTTCAAGTTTTAGCACTATTTCAAGTACAGTGCAACAAGCAGCTTCACAAATGGAACAAACGTTGCAAAATGCATTTAACAATATTAATAATGTAACATCTAATAGTATGAGCCAGTTGGAAAACCGAATTAGACAAGCTCAATCAACAGTAGTTAGCACGGTTCAACAAATGGGAAGTCAAGCAGTAAGTACATTACAGTCTTATTATGGCCAATTTGTTAGTGCTGGTGGTTACTTGATGGATGGGTTCATTGCTGGTATGCAGTCAAGGGCTGGAGCAGTAATGGCAACAGCTATGTCAATTGCTAATGCGGCAGCCGCTGCTATTAGAAGTGCATTAGATATCCACTCACCATCTAGGGTTGTTGCTAAGATAACACGATGGGTGCCAATGGGAATGGTTGTTGGTATGAAAGACACAGCGAAAAAAGCTATTAATTATGCTGGTAAGTTGGCTACACAAGTGGCTGACAATATCAATTATGCTGTTTCACCAGCTAACTTGAACAGCGATATTAATAATATTGGTGTAACAAGAAATGATGTTATCTCTGGTGAAGTTCGTACTGAATACGACTTTTCTAAACGCCCAATGCAATTAAACCTTCAGTTAGGCAACAATGCATTTGGTAAGTTCGTAGATGATGTGAATAGCGTTAACAAGCAAAATATCCAACTTGAAGAAGTATATTCTATTTAGAAAGGTAATTGAAAATATGTATGATTTTACAAAACCAGGAGGAGTAGACACCCAGTCTACTCCTTTTAAAACTATATTTAATGGCCAAGCGCTAGAAGATGTGATACCAGGGTTTATTACTCTATCAGTTAAAGGACGTGCTTTAATAGGGCGTGAAATAGAGTCTAATAAAACGCCTGGGGCTGATGGAAAGTATTTAACATCAAATACATTAGATGCAAGGCCAATAGTCGTTAAATACCTATTAAAGAATACTAGTGCCAACTATAGGGAGAACTTTAACAAACTTAATTTATTATTGCATAAAACAGAACCTAAGCAGCTTAAGTTTACAGATGAACCAGATTATTACTTTAATGCATTTTTTGAAAGTACTGATGAAATAGATGAGATTGATAATAACGTTGTCGCAACAATTACATTCACATGCTTGGATCCTTACAAATACAAGGCTGTTGATAAAGATACTGGAACTAATAGGGTTACTATTACTAAACTACCTAAGAACCCTAATGAATGTGTACCAGTGCTTATAAAAATGACAACAGCAGCAACTGGAGATAAGGTTATTATCAAGAATGAAAACACTACTAAAAAGCTAGTAATTAACCACAAATTTGTAATGGGTGATGTGTTAGAAATAGACTTGAATGCTGATTATTTATTAAAGCTTAACACTACTAACAAGAGTGAATTAATAGACTTTGTTGAAAGTGACTTTGATTTTACTGTTAAGCAAGGTGATGTAATTACAAGCACAAATAGTAAGCTATTAGAAGTGCATACGAAGGAGCGTTTATACTAATGACAAAATTATTTTTATTTGATAACAATGAAACCTTAATAGGTGCAGTCGATCCACTAGAAGGAAAAGAAACGAATGAATTAAATAAACTTCACACGTTGGAAGCAGTAGTAAATTATAATGAACTAATTGATAAGGCTATATATATTGGCCATAAGGACTATAAACAAAAAGATGTATTCCATCTATATAAAATAGATAGAGTGGATAAGGAAAGTACAACACATGTAAAAATTACAGCAGTGCATAAATTTTTTGATGATATGGAAAGCGATGGTTACATTAAAGATTACAGACCGCAAAATAAGGAACTAGTTGGGGTTTTAACTACTTTATTAAATGGATCAAGCTGGCAGTTAGGGACTGTTAACGTTCAGCGTTTATATTCTGGTAATTTCTATTACGTATCAAGAAAAGAAGCTTTAAGTAAATTAGTGGAAGAAACACAAGTCGAATTAGCGCCAAGGTTGGAATTTACTAAAGGAAAGATTACAGCTAGATACCTGGATGTTTTCACACGTATGGGGCGTGACAATGGTAAAGTATTCATCCATGGTAAAGACTTGTTAACAGTGCATGAGAAAAACTCAAAAGGTGCTATATATACAGCTGTAATTGGTCGTGGTAAGGGTGAAGAAGTAAGGGATGGTGATGGCCAGGCCACTGGTGGTTATGGTCGTAGAATAACATTTAAAGATGTTGTATGGGAAAAAATTGCTGGTAAGCCAGTAGATAAACCAGCTGGTGAAGAAATGCTGGAGATCCCAGCGCTTACTAAAATTTATGGGTTTGAAAAAGGAACTAAACCAAGGGTTAAAATCGTTGAGTTTCAAGATGAAGAAGATCCAGAACGCTTAATTGTTTTGGCTTATGAATGGTTGAAAAAGAATAGTAGGGTTCAAGTTGAATATAAAGCAACAGTTAGAAACGTTGGAGATTTAGACCTGGGTGATACAGTGGGAGTTTATAACCCAAAACTAGGAATTAAGTACAAAACAAGAGTATTCAAGGTCGTTAGAAACCTTACAGACAATAACTTAACTGAATTTGGTATTGGTGATAAGGTTACAAGTTCACCATTTAGTAGAACTATTGAACTTGCTAAGGATGTTAAGAACTTTCAAGACGATACAATATATTGGTTAGATAAAATAAGAGAAAGATTATCAGATAAGTTTTTAAACGAAGATGGTTATAACTATGATCTTAAGGCCAATAACAAATATGAATTGCCAGCTGGTTATTATTCTTTTGATAAACCAATAGAAGATAACCCAACTAAGGTAGTATATATGGGTGCTGGTAAGATTGCAATTGCTGATAGCAAGAAACCAACTGGAGAATGGAACTGGAAAACATTTCTTGATGGTAAGGGCGCAACACTAGATTTAATCAATACTGGAATACTGAAAGCTGGACGAATACAAGCGGCTGATGGTAGGAGTTATTGGGACTTAGATACTGGAGATTTCCACCTGGAGCAAGGAATTGTTGAAAAGACATTCAAGAACATTGTTGAAGGTAAGGCCCAAGATATTATTGATGAAGTTAAAAAAAGCATCCCTAATATGGAAGGAATTAAAGGAAAAGATGCTTACATACATAAGAAGTACTCTAACAATGCTGATGGTCGTGATATGGGTGATAACTCTAACTCTAAGTATATGGGAATATATACTGGAGATAAGAAAACCCCACCAACTGATCCTAATGAATATAGCTGGACTAAGATAAAAGAAGAAGGAAAGTTGTATAAAGGATATGCCAATAGTTTAACTGGCTTAGACTTTACAATAGTAGAACCAGAAGATGAAGTGCCATTATTTGCTAAAAATAGACCGCGTGTAAATATTACTAATGATGATGACATTAGCGATATTTGGCAAGCTAACATGTTTCTTTATTTGAACCCTAATACAAAATATACACTTACAGCGCGAGCAAAAGGAAATACAAACAAATTATGGGCTTATTTCAGAAACGCTAAAACAAACAATGAATATAGTTGGGGGCAATTAGAATTTGGTAATACTTTGGAAACTAAGAGTATCACGTTTACAACTGGTAATGAAGATGTTGAAGAAGTATTATTTAAGTTTATTTTAGTGCCAGAAGATGAAGATTGGACTGGAGTACAAGTCGATTGGTTCACAATTTACGAAGGCGAAAAACGATATACAGAATATCCAACTGATGAACCAGCGCAATACCATAAATATAGATATTTTGGTTATGTATTTAAAGACGGTGCGCCAATAGCTAGTGACTTTGATTGGTTTGATTTACAACAAAAAGCTATTACAAGTGACAAATATACTCACTTGGTATATTCAGATAATGCTGATGGTAGTAATTT